AGCTAATCAAAATTTTCATAAAGTAGTACCTTATGGCAACGCAAGAGGCCCAGAACACAAGACCCAATCTTATGCGAGCACCCCTGCAATACGAGAAGCGGCCATGATCGTAGCCGTAGATATCTGGCAAGCTAGACAAGTTAGCCAGACGGGTGGGGTCGGTATGGATGGGGTCAGTGCTAGCCCTTATCGGATGGGTTATCAGCTGATTAACCGAGTGCGTGGCCTCATCCAGCCGTATTCATCACCTTCATCATTGGTGGGCTAATGGCAGCCGTAACCACACTACGAGGCACACTTGCAACAGCTTTAACTAACGCAGGTGTATGGTCAGTATTTAGTTTTCCACCAGCAACTCTTTTGGCCAATTCAGTCGTGGTTACTCCATCTGATCCGTATTTAGTGCCAAGCAATAACACACAAATAACAATATCGCCACTGGCTAATTTTAGAATATTGATGGCAGTACCAGCATTTGATAATCAAGGCAACTTAAAAGGTATGGAAGATTTTATAGTGGCAGTAGTAACTAAATTAGCAGCATCATCTTTAGTTATGAATATTACAAGCGTTTCCGCTCCAGCTATAACAAGTGCGGCGAGTGGAGATTTACTAACATCAGAAATAACAGTATCAATCCTAACGAGCTGGAGTTAAAATGAGTAGAGAAGATGATTTAGCCTTCTTGATAAAGACAGGCCAAATAAAAGAAGAACCAAAAGGCAAAGCACAAACCAACAAGAATGACGAGGAGTAACAGTGGCAATTTACTTAAACAATAACGTGGGCATCAAGCTTGCAACCAATGGAGCGCCTACAACACCTTCAGTTGATATTAGCGACCTAGTATCTAGCGCTGTTATCAATCAAATCGTAGATGAGTTAGAAATCACAGCGTTTGGAGACACATCTCACCGCTACGTGGCTGGATTACAATCAGGCACATTTACAATAGACTTTATGAATGACTGGGCTTCATCTGAGATTAGCCAGACACTAAATGAGGCATTTGGCAAGACTCTAGCTGTATCAGTGATTACAGTTAAGGGAACTACAGTTTCAGCTGCTAACCCTACTTACCAGTTCTCAATCCTAGTAAATAACCTGACACCAATCGGATCAGCTGGAGTAGCCGAAATTGCTACATCTAGCATTACATTTACTGTAAACTCTGGAATCACAGTATCGCCATCAGTGGCGTTCTAATTAAGGAGTAATAATGGCAAAGCTTATAATTACAAGGGCTAATGGTGAAGTCACAGAACACAAGATAACACCAGGGATCGAATATAGCTTTGAATTAAAGTGGGGTTCAGGTATTAGCAAGATCTTGCGTGAGCATGAACAGCAAACTCATATTTACTGGTTAGCCTGGGAGTGCTTGCGCAGATCTGGCGCACAAATACCTTTATTTGGCGCAGAGTTTATTGACAGTTTAGAAACTGTCGAGGTAGCAGACGAAGAAAAAAAATAATAAAGCGGGATTCTACTGCTTACGGCATAGCCACATTATCCGTAGAAACTGGGATACCGCCTAGCGAGTTTATTAACATGGACTCGGAAATGTATCGGGCAATTATTCAAGTATTGACTGATAGAGCAGAGAGGGTCAAAAATGCCAGTAGAGGTCGTAGGCGTTAAAGACGTACTCAATGGCTTGACTTTTATTGATGAAGATATGTATAGACGTGTTAAGGCCGCTGTAAATCCTTTAATGAAAGGTGTAGAAGCCAAAGCTAAAGGATTTGTGGCAAGCAACAATGATGTTTTGTCTGGCTGGACTAAACCAATTTCATCTACTACAGATTATCGGCCATTCCCTAAATATGATGAAGCTACTGTGCGTGGTGGCATTGGATTCAAAGAAGGTCAAAATCGTAGATTTAATAATGGCTATCAGGTAGAAAGTTATGTTTACAATATCAGCGCACCTGGTCGTATTTATGAAACCGCAGGTAGATTAAACCCACAAGGTAGAGCGCCATTTACTTCTGTTGCAGAAGGTGGCGGCACAATGGCATTTAAGCAATCAGGTAGCAGAAAAAGTAGAAGCAGATCTACATCTGCATATAATTCTAATAATCCGTTTGCTGGCTATCAGTTTGTTACTGACCTGCCAACCCTTACATCTCAGCCTAAAGTTAAAGGCGCTAGAGGTGGTGGTCGTAAAACCAAAGGTCGCTTAATCTATAAGGCCTGGGCACAAGATAGCGGCGACATTTATGGCGTAATACTAAAAGCCATTAACGCAACAGCCACACATTTTAACAAGACTACAGATAAGAAGGTCGCATAATGGCCAATATAGTCGTCTCGGCGCTCAGTACCTTTAATAACAAAGGACTTAAAAAGGGTAAGAAAGAAATTGGCATATTTGAAAAACAAGTCAAAACTTTTGGTAAAACCTTTGCCGCAGCATTTTCAGTAACAGCATTAACTAGATTTAGTAGAGAAGCAGTAAAAGCGTTTGCGGCTGACGAAAAAGCAGCCAAGTCTTTAGAGGTTCAATTAAAAAATACAGGGTTTGCATTTAGCGCCCCTGGCGTTGAGCTATACATAGATAACCTACAAAGATCTACGGGCGTATTAGATGATGAATTGCGCCCAGCATTTCAGCAATTATTAACAGTAACAGGATCTATCACTAAGAGCCAAGATGCTTTAAATACGGCTATGGATGTATCGGCTGCCACAGGTCGATCTTTATCTCAGGTAACAACAGCATTAAGCCGTGCATACGCAGGGAATACTACAGGGCTTAGCAGATTAGGTGCTGGTCTAGATAAAGCCTTATTAAAGACTGGCGACATGGATGCAATCATGGCCGAACTTAACAATAAGTTTTCAGGCCAAGCCGCAGCTAGATTAGAAACTTATGCTGGCAAGATGGATCTATTTAGAGTTGCCACAGCTAATGCTCAGGAGATAATCGGCAAAGGTTTACTAGATGCATTATCTCAATTAGGTAAAGATAACAGTATCCAAAATGTAACTGACAAAATGGAAGATTTTGCTACTGCTACAAGTGAAGTTTTAGTAGGACTAGGCAAGGTTGCAGGTAGGTTAAAAGAGATAACTAATATACCTGGAATGGATGGTTCATTTTTAAGAAACATACCTGGCATTGGCGCTGTATTACGTGCTACAGAAGCATTAAGGGGCGCGGGTCGTCAAACAGTAGATCGTGGCGGTCAAGAAAGAACCGCAGGCCGTGTCCTTGCTGCTCAAAGAAAGCAAGAAATAAAAGCATCCCAAGATTTATTAAAACTTAGAAAGCAAGAAGTTACTACATTAAAGGCTAAGACCGCTTTAGATCAATTAAAAGAAAAGTTTGATATAGAGTTAATTGGCTTACAAAAAGCACGTAATGAAGCTACAGATCAAGAAGTTAAATTAAGATTAAATGGGTTAATTGCTATTGCTAAGAATGATGAAGCACTGGCCAAAAAAGCATTAGCCGAATTTGCTGCCGCCGAAGCAGCTCAGGAGTTTGCTAAGAAGTTTAGTATAGCCCTAGAAGCCGTTAGATCTATGACTGATAAAATCAATGATTTTATTGCAAGCCAAGTTACAAGTTTTGATGATGCTTTAGAATCTGTAAAATCGTTAAACCTGCGCATTGCTGCCATGATTGCTAAACTGGGTACAGGTATGGACGATAAAATTGGTGGCAAAAGCGGCACTTATGATTATGCATTGGCCGAAGTTAAAGCAAAAAACGAACAGATTAAAGCTTTTGAATATAACTTAGGTTTAGAATCTACCAGAGAATTAAACGCTCGTATTGGAGAGTTTGTAGCACAAAGAACCTCGACACAAGCGCCTACAGAAATCCGAGTTACAGTAGACGCTAATAGCGATAGGTTAAGCCAGGCTATTGCTGAGAGTATTCAGGTAGCAAACAGATCGGGATATAGCACAGTACCAGCTGGATTTATCGTATGACATTACCAGTAATAAATGCAATAATTAACTTTAGTACTGGACCTAGTTTTGCTCAAACTTTAATTTTAGGTGAAGGCAAACTAGACGTAAATATCTTGGGAGATGCCACAGCCGTAATCGTGGATGTATCAAATCAAATAAATCGTATTGAAACCAATAGAGGTCGTACTGCACTTAGCGATCAATTCCAAACTGGCTCTATGACCTTACGCATAGTAGATCAGAATGGCGACTTTAACCCACAGAATGTATCAGGGCCTTATTACAATTTATTAACACCTATGAAGAAGGTGCAGATTACTGCTACCTATAGCTCAGTAACTTATCCAATATTTTCAGGATTTATTACAAGTTACGTTACAACTTATCCAGATGAATCAGGCGAAGATCTAGCCATGACTACTATTCAAGCTGTAGATGCTTTTAGATTAGCTCAGTTAGCGCAAATATCTACAGTTACTGGTGCTACCGCAGGGCAATTATCTGGCACTAGAGTTAATAAGATATTAGATGAAATTGATTGGCCAGCATCACAGCGAGATATTGATGCGGGTCTTACTACATTGCAAGCAGATCCAGGCACAAACCGCACAGCATTACAAGCTTTGTTTACAGTGTCAGAATCAGAGTATGGCGCTATTTATGTGGATGCCGATAACAACTTTGTATTTCAAGACAGAGGCGTTACAGCTGGATCTATTAGTGGCACACCTACAGTGTTTGCAGACAATGGCACAGGTATAGATTACTTTGATGCTACTTGGGTATTAAATGACGTGCTGGTATTTAATAAAGCTACAATTACTAGAGCTGGTGGTAGCCCACAAGTAGCCCTAAATCAAGCCAGCATAGATAAGTACTTTTTGCATAGTTACTTTTTAGATAACTTGCTTATGGAATCAGATGCCGTAGCCCTAGATTATGCCCAGGCTTATGTGGCTTCTAGGCAAGAAACCTCAATACGTGTAGATGCGATAGTCCTAGATCTGTATACCGATAACTATAACTCAGGCATATTGGCAGCTTTAGGCTTGGACTTTTTTGATCCGATTACAGTCAAAACCACCCAGCCTGGCGGATCGCTTTTAGAAAAAACTTTACAGATTTTTGGGGTACGGAT